ATTTATCCTTTGATCATCGGATTGTTTGTGGCAGGGAAATTTGGATGAGCATTGTTAATGCTTTGATCGGCCCAGTCTCAGGTTTACTAGATAAGTTTATTCCAGATGCAGATCAGAAACAGAAGATTGCTCACGAAATTGCTACAATGTCAGAGCGTCACGCGCAGGAAATTGCTCTGGCGCAAATTGCGGTTAACAGAGAAGAGGCAAAAGGAAACTGGTTCCAATCTAGCTGGCGACCCGCGACCGCATGGGTGTGTGTCGGAGGATTTGCTGTAAACTTTCTTATCTCTCCATTAGTTGCGCCGCTTGGTATAATTGTACCGCAAGCAGATACAGGCACGATGCTTCCTGTCCTAATGGGTATGTTGGGGTTGGGTGGTATGCGTAGTTTAGAGCGTGTAAAAGGCGTGGGTAAATGAGTAATTCATTATTAGATCGTATCGGTGTTAGTGCTTATAACAAGCCTAAGCGTACACCTAGTCATGCTACTAAAAGCCATGTTGTTGTTGCTAAAGAAGGATCTAAAACCAAAACTATAAGATTTGGACAGCAGGGTGTAACAGGCGATAGGCAAGATACTGCACGATCAAGATCATTCAAAGCTAGGCATAGAAGAAACATAGCTAAAGGAAAGATGAGCGCGGCTTATTGGTCAAATCGTGTAAAATGGTAATATGAATTATTTTAAAGAATCAGATTTTGATTGTCAGGAAACTGGCGAGAATCAAATGACTCAAGAGTTTTACGATAAAATAGACGCATTGAGAGAGCAGTGTGGCTTTGCATTTATCATTACATCAGGCTATAGATCAACAAACCATTCACTTGAAAAGAAAAAAGCAGACAAGTATCTAGCGCAATATGAGTCTATGTATGGCTTTAAATCTGGTACGCATACTCAAGGTATAGCCGCAGATATTAAAGTTAAAAGTGGCGCACAAAGAGGCACAATAGTCAGGAATGCAATTCGATTAGGGTTTAATGGAATTGGCATTCACCGATTGTTTGTTCATGTTGACCTGCGCGAAGGTCAGACAGTGTGCTGGCCGTACTGACAGATATTCTTAATCATTTCATATCTGTTTGTTTTAAAATCTTTACTGTCTTGCCATTCTTTGCGATGACCAAATCCTTTTTTAAAACCTTTGCTGTGTTTATCAGCTATGTATTTAATGCCGCTTTGCATAATTTTTAAATCTATATCCGATCTTTTAGCTTTAGGATAGTTAGTCATATTACACCTCAATTATAAGATATGGGTTGGTAATTCGGATCTGCGTCCATCTTTTTAATCTCAGATAAATAATGTTTTCCTATTTCTTTGCGTAATAACTTTGTAGTCTTCATTAGAATGTTACGCTTTTCGTTTAGAATGTCCATAGCTGTTTCCCCAATAGCCGTAGAAAGCCATGTAGTGAATGCTAAGGGGTTTTCTGTGTAGTATTGATGGCAACCCCTGCATAAGCAAACAGCGTTGTCTAACGACCATCTAACGCTCTTACAGCGTCTTCCCCAAATGTGAGCGCAATCCATTTGTCCGTCTGTTTTTCTGCATGACTCGCAAGTAAAGTTAGCTTTGCGTCTAACTACTGTGCTGAAATGCGCGTCACACGCTTCTCTTTTAATGCCCATTTGTTTTCCTTTTGAGGGAATGGAATGTGTATGCCTACTCTATCTATTAAAGCTAAATTAATCACATCATATATTTGTGATACTTTATCGCTTGGTAATTCTGTTGTTGATTTAATGTTAAACATGGCTAATTGTACAGATCGCCAAAACTCTTTAAAGCTATGCTCTGTCCACGGTATTGATAATGGTTTTTTAAAAAACTGAGAATTAATCTCCTGATATATACCAGCATTGTTTAACTCTTTTGCTGCCATTCTAAAATACAATTCCATCGCACCTTGTTGTGCAGCAGATCGCATTTTTTTTCTCGACCATGTAAACGAGATAAAACCATGCTCTGCATATAGTTTTTCGGTATGTTCTATGAATTTTTTTAAACTAAATTCACTTTGAACTATCCATCTTTCACCCATATCACATCTCTCAAATTTTGTAATAACTTCTTTTTTTAATGTTAAGTGTTTGTTTTTATTACTAATGCTTTTGTACTTAACCATTTTTGTGAGAATTGTTTAGATGTTGCCTTGCCATCATCATCATTTATAAAGCTAGTGTTTAACCCTTTAGCTCTGTCTTTATGCCACTGGCTGGTGCTGTTGCGTAGATCATTGCTAGTAAATGTGTACTTGTTTGATAATCTTTTTCTTATCGAATCAATTTTTTTGTTTAACAATTCTGCTAATTCAGCGTAAGTATATTCCTGATTGTTTCTTAATGCTGGATACTCATCATCAAAGCCAGTGTACTTTACTATCTTTTGAACACCGCCGGTTGGCAGGGAACGAAACTTATTCACTTAAACATCTCCTTTAAATTTGACAACTGATCCTGCACATAGCCCTTGTCAACATCATGCGTGAGCATGGGTACATACCTCTGATGCAATGGTCTTGCTCTATTTATATCGCGCAAACATCCCAAAACTTCACTCACATCAGGCCACTCGTACATCTTTGCATTACTTTTCTGCTCTGACATAAAGTTAATACCAGCATCTATCTGCTCTCTTGTGTACTTCCCAATCTGTTTAGCAAATGTACGCCTAGCTATTTGCTGTGCCTCCGCGTCAGGATAAAGACTGTTCATCTTAGAAACACCCCACACGCCAGTCATTCGCATAAATAAGTAAACAGTAGAATCTTTCTCCTGTTTGCTAAAAGTTATTGATGTTGTAGGTTGTCCATGCTGCGCTACTTTTACCAGATCGTTTATTTGCATTAGCTTTCTCCTTCTTTTCCCATGTTCTGACGCACGCTTTCCAGTTGGACATTTTATTCTTGCCAATCATCCAATTCTTACTAGCATAAAAGTCTATAAATGTTTCTGCATCAACTTTATTCTGCCTACTGGTGCAATACTCAGCAACCATTTGAACAGATGGTGTCTTAAATACACTAGTAATATTATTGCTTGTACTATTAACTGTGACTATTTCGTCCCTAGGTAGGGATAATTTCGTCCCTAGGGTGGGGACTATTTCGTCCCTAGGGGTAGTCAACTTAATGTACCTGCTTTTAATCTGCTTAGTCCCTTCACGATAGTTAACTTGAACATCTATATAGCCAAACTTTTTCAACTGTCCAATCCAGCGACTAATGGTCTTCTTGTCAACTTCATACAACTCAGCAAAATACTGATTCATAGCCCAGCAAAAACCTTCATTGTTTGATAGACAAGTTATTTCACCGTACAGCAATTTTGCGTTTGGCTTTATTTCGTTGTTGTATCTAACATTCGCAGGAATAATTGCATAATAGCTTGGCTTTTCCATCATTCACCTGCTGCAATAAATTCTGACAACTTAACTTGGAACAACTCAGCTAAAATAACCATAGTCTTCAATGATGGCGATCTATGACCATTTCTGATAAGCGAAATACTAGCTGGTGACAAGTCAGACTCTTTGCAAACGTCAGCCTGACTAAATCCATTCAACCCCATGTAATGATCTAGCGATTTATTTATGTTCATGTTTGTCTCCTTGTTTAGACATATTAACAATGAGTAAATTAATTTGCAACATATGTTGACACAAAGATAATATTGGCTATACTGTTTATACATTCTTATAACTCCGAAAGGAAAACAAAATGAAAATAGAAGACTGCAACACCCGCACTGTTCAAATAGCAAACTCAATGCTTCAAGACAAGATGGAAGATGAACTTCTTTTGTGGGAAGCATTAGACTTTTCGCAAACACTGCTTGTACATGATGCGCCAAAATCAAATTGGGAAGCAAAAGCAAATCGATTTGCAGAGCTAGAGTTTCTTGAAGAAATTAAGTCGGCAATTCTTGACAAAGATATGCAGAAATTAGGCAAGCATTTTTATTCACACATCCACCGCTATTTGATTACTTGTTCACTATGGGAGGCTGAAGGTAAATCTGACCATGAAGCTTTGTTTGAAGAATTATCTGATTTTGAGCGTGGCGAGTATGACGCTATACATGGGCATGATGCTTTGCGCGATCAACCTGTGAGCTATGAGAATGGATATAACGTCGAGTATGCGCGTCAACAATGTGCTGATGCACAAACTGGAGTTAAGTAATGAATGTGTGGCAGAAATTATCGACTATCGACGTAAATCAACACACCGAAAAAAAGGGAAGATTTACTTATCTTTCGTGGACATGGGCATGGGCAACACTGATGGAGCATTATCCTGACTCAACTTATGAGTTTGGCGAAAATGAAATTCATAGTGATGGCAGCGTAACAACTTACTGCACAGTCAATGTAAAGGGTGTGTCGCACACGATGTGGTTAGCAGTGATGAACATGAAGAATCAAGCAATGCTCAACCCACCGGCAACTGAGATAGCTAATACCAAGATGAGATGCTTGGTAAAAGCATTGGCAATGTTTGGATTGGGTCATTACATTTATGCGGGAGAAAGTTTGCCGCTCGAATCAAATGAAATTATTAGTTACGAGCAGTCTGTCATTCTTAAAAATTTGTTAGAAAAAACTAACAGCAATGTGTCAAAGTTTTGTTTGGCTTTTAAGTGCGATTCAGTTGATCAATTACTTGCATCTAATTACAACTTTGCTTTGACAAAACTCAATGAAAAAGAAAATTCGATGAAAACAAAAGGGCCAAAAAAAGAGCGAATTAAATGATTATTCTTGAAGATGCACAAGAGCGTGCAAAAATGATGTTGGGCGATTGCTTCAATTTTATGCAAGAAATTGATCAAAATTCAATCGATGTTGTTATAACCTCACCGCCGTACAATCGCAAGCGTGACGACAAATACAACAATCATACAGATGTTGTAGACGATTACGTTGCTTTTTTGGAGCGTTCAATCAATGATTGCTTGCGAGTTTGTAAAGGTAATGTCTTTTACAACATACAAAAAAACAGTTACAACAAGCAAGATGTGCATAAGATAATAGGTATGTTTTCGGATCAAATAATTGAGATTATTATTTGGAAAAAATCAAACCCCATGCCCAACCCACATCTGATAAACGCCTACGAGTATATTCTAGTGCTTTCCAAAAACAATAAATCACTAAAAGCTAACAAAACCTACACACTGAATCATTTTGAAACGCCCGTTTTTTCAAACAATCCCTATAAAGCTATACATAGGGCGGTCATGCATCCACACGCTTGTCGTTTCCTGTTAGAAAACTTTACCCAAAAAGATAATTTAGTCCTTGACCCGTTCATGGGCGTAGGCACAACGGGCGTTGAATGCCTCAAATCGGGGAGAAAATTTGTAGGCATAGAGTTAGACAGTGCGTATTTCAAAATAGCGCAAGAACGCATAATGGACGATTTGGTTTTAGAGGAAATTAAATGATTATTCTTGAAGATGCACAAGGCTCTGATGAATGGCTGCAAAGTCGAATTGGTAAACCTTCTGCATCTAATTTCGATAAATTAATCACCGCTACCTGCAATCCCAGCTCTTCTGCTGAGAATTACATCAACCGAATAATTGCAGAAAGATTGTCTGGTGAGCCAACTGAGTTTTATGTCAATGATGCTATGACACGCGGCAATGATTTAGAACCGCAAGCAAGGGCTTTTTTTGAATTTGAAACAGGAATAGATGTTCACCAAACTGGTTTTATTCTTGATGATTCGAAAGAATTTGGTTGTTCGCCTGACGGTGTAATTTTAGAAAAAGGCAAAGTTGTTTCTGGGCTTGAAATTAAATGCCCTTTGGGTGCCGCTGCTGTAGGTAATTTACGCCGCAATTTAATGCCAAAAAAATACTATCAACAAGTGCAAGGGTGTATGTGGATTTGTGATGTTGAAAGTTGGTGGTTTATGAGCTATCACCCAAAGATGAAAGCAATGATCGTGGAAATAAAACGTGATAATGAGTTTATTAAAAAGTTAGAGGGCGCTGTGAATTTAGCAGTCGATATTATTAAATTAGAAACTAAAAGGCTAAAAAGATGAAATTAGGAATTTCTGTAAAAATTGACGTAAGCAAGATAGACAAGTCACGATTATACAAAGGTCAGAAAGGTACATATCTCGATCTGACAACATTCATTAATACTTCTGAGCTTGATCAATACGATAACAATGGCTTTATTAGTCAGTCAATGACTAAAGAAGAAAGGGAAAGTGGGGTAGAAAAAACTCCAATTCTTGGTAATGTCAAAGTTTTTTACAATGAGGAGTTAGTTGCAGAACCAGCTCCACAACCAGCTAAACCAGATTCGACAACATTTGCAGATTTGGAGGAAATACCATTTTAACTTTAAGCGATGCAGAGCAGCGCGTAGCTAAATTTATAGCCGATGGGCGCATGAATAATGCTGCCCAAAA